TTAAATCTGGAACTCGTCGTGTTCTTTTTTCTCAATGTCCCAGTTTTTCAGTAGTCCTTGATAGAAGTAGGTTGATTTTCCTCCGCAATCTGGGCAGTAGCGTGAGTTGCCTGCTAGTATTTTGCGGCATCCGTCGTTTAAAACGCTTTGGATAGGGATTAAGTTTCCCCAGTTGTCGTAATTAGACTCCCATACTCCGATACAGATATTTTGAGCATAGAGTCCGCACACGTTACAAAAAGCGTCATTGTCTAATTCTTCATTTTCGCAACGAGGGCATTTAGTGGGGTACCCGTCCTCATTCAACTTATATTTCGAATATCTCATACGCCCTTTCTCTTTCTCTTGGTTATCTAAATAAGCTTCTAGTGTTGTTACTCCTTGATATTGTTTCATTGAACAGATATGGCAGTAGTTGGAGTAGCGGTTTATCTTGCTGCTGCAAGACTTGCAGATCCTGGTTGACTGGGTAGTTGTGATGTATGTTGTGAATTGTTCTTCTACATAGTGTCCTTCTTTAACCAAGCCGATACTTTGCATTGTCCGTAGGTTTTTTATGACGAAACTTGCGACAGAGTAGGAAACGTGAAAGACAGACTGGATGAATGCTGTGTCCATTTCGTGGAAGAATTGAACATAATTTCCCAAAATTGGGAAGGGGACAAGCAGATGTTTTGCGAAGAAGTTGGCTTCTGTCTCAAAATCATTGTACTCTTGCGTTGTTAAGCTATAGCGCGATAGTATAGTCTTGTCTGTCAGTTCATTGTGTCTTAGTACGTAATGGCCCAATTCATGAGCAATTGTGAAGCGAATACGCTCCCTGCTTAGTATGGTATCGTTATATAGTAAAATATAGCTATTTGTGTTTGGTTGGTACCATAGAGCACCATCTTCACTCTGTAGCATGTCGCAAACTTCCTTGAGTGGAAGTTTTTGCTTTTTAGCAAAAGAGGAATACTTCATCAAATGCAGGTTATCAATCTGGTTGATAATATGTAAGAGGTCAACAGGTAAGCGTCCGTTGGTGTACTTGCCTAGAAATGTGTAGGCAGTGTTTTTCACTTTCTCATAGTCTATAGACTTAGAAATCGTGCTCGTCGTCCCCACCTCCATTCAAAACATCTTGGAAAGTTAAGTCCATAATCTGGATCAATCTTTCTTGGTCTGCGACACTTAAAGATTTGGCTTTCCGTTGGATTGCCCTGAATTGTGGTGTCTCGGCTGGGGGAGAGGAAGTGTCAGATAAGTCTTTGGTCATCAATTCCGATAACGAAACATTGAATATTCTAGAAATATCATTTAAAACGCCCGCTTTGGGAGTATATTTTCCTCTCTCCCATTCGCTTACTGAAGAGGAACTTTTTCTTCCTAATCTATTAGCTAAGTCAATTTGTTCCATTTGGTATTTTTGACGTAGAAATTTAAGATTAGAAGCAAAATAATTATTTTGGTTCTCCATGACGTGAAATACCTTTCGTATTTTTCTTTTACTATATAATATCACTTTATCCGAAACGTTACAAACAAAAAGAGAAAAAAATTTCGAAAAAAATGAAGTGAAATGCTTGACTTCGGAAAAACCGAAGTGTATAATTGAGACATAATCAAGAAAGGAGCAATAGATGGCGAACACCTTAAAAACTTTGCGACGCTTTCGTGGGATGACTCAAGAGGAATTGGCGAAAGAAACTGGCATAACATCGCGCACTATAATGAGTTATGAAAATGATGTCAAAAAATTGCGTAGAGCTAGTTATGAGAATATAAAAAAACTAGCTAGCGCACTAGATGTTTCAGTAGACGATATTTTTTTAGACAACGTTTCGGATTTTCTGAAACTACCATCTTAGGAGTAAGGAGATAACCATGGAGGAAGTAGTACGAAATAAGCAACCATTTGAGGTAGCTTTTGAAAATCGCTTGCTTGCGATTGAAAACCGATTAGAGAAGTTAGAAAGAGAGCAGGACACTTTTGTAAATCATCAAAAGAAAGTTTCAATTCTAGTCTCAGAGTCAACCTATCACAAAATCATTGACCAAATCGTTGAATTGGAAAGTGGTTGTTTAGAAGAAACACTGGAGGAAGAGCATGAACGAAGTTATTAAAGTGACTGTGAATGACAATCACGAGCCGATTGTATCTGGTCGTCAGTTGCATGAGGCGTTGGGAGTTAATTCAAACTATACAACATGGTTTGATAGAATGACCGACTACGGTTTTACAGAAAATGAAGATTATGTTTTGCTTTCCAATTTTGGAAACCAAACAGGACGAGGGGGTCACAACAAAGTTGACCACATCATCAAGCTAGACATGGCTAAAGAAATCGCCATGATTCAGCGAACCGACAAAGGAAAAGAAGTCAGACAGTATTTCATCCAAGTTGAGAAAGACTTCAACAGTCCTGAGAAGATTATGGCAAGAGCCTTGCTCATGGCGGATAAGAAAGTCCACAAGCTAGAGGCTCAGATTGAGGCTGACAAACCCAAAGTCCTCTTTGCAGACGCAGTAAGTGCAAGTAAGTCATCTTGTCTAATCGGTGAACTAGCTAAAATTCTGAAACAGAATGGGATTGACATTGGTCAAAACAAGCTCTTCCAGTGGTTACGATCTAACGGCTACATCATTAGTCGACGTGGAGAGTCTTGGAACCAACCAACACAGAAAAGCATGCAGTTAGGTCTATTTGAGTTGAAAAAGACAAACATCAATCATGCTGACGGTCACACCACTGTCAACACAACAACTAAGGTCACAGGCAAAGGACAGCAGTACTTTATCAACAAGTTCTTGAGTAAAGATGAAGTAGCGGGGTAGGGAAATTCAAATTAAAAAGCACGGCTGAAAACAACAGTGCTGAGTTATTTGTGAAATTACTGGTTGAATTGCCTAGAGTTTAGTTCTGCAATAATGGATAAAAATACTCCAGCAAGTTACCAAGTCGCTGGAGGTGTGGATTTTTTATAGATCAACGTTGGTAAGACTGAAATCACTTCGGAGGTTCCACTTCCTACACATGCATCATTCACTGCGAATACTAATTCTCGGGAAGTTCTGGGGAAAGAGTTAAAGTTTCCACCCTACTCGTACATTTGCTATCACAAAAGCACGGCAGGTCGATAACTCATTCCCTTTTCTCCACACTAGTTACTTGTCAGTTGGAAAGACTGATGTTCATTAGTGAGAACGTTTTTCAAAGGTTGATCACATTTCTATACAAAAACTCGGACAAATAAAGCGTCCTCCCTTCGTAAAGATATATTCATTATGCAAAATCAAGTTGATTAACGCATCGGTCTTAAGACTGATTTTTGGAGGCAATATTGGAAGATAAAGTCATTGAACTAGCTGATTACTTAATCAGCGAGAATACAACTTACAGAGAAGCTAAAATAGCATGTGAGAAGCTATTGAAACAAGTCAGCCATGAGATAGAACTCAGGGCGCTGGAAAGCAAGACGAGGGTATGAAAGAAACAATAAACGAATTTCTAAAATTCAGAAGTCAATTTACAAAACGAGAATGGATTGAAATTAACCAAGTTGTCGAAGCTCGTTTAAATGAAAAAGCCGACCAGTTGAAACTGGACGACTCGGATGTAGAAATCATTTCTAAAAGACTAGAAAAAGTTATCTAGAAACGACTTGAATGAGCAGCAGATAAGGAGATTAGAAATAGAAAGGAGAAGTTATGACAAATTTTAAAAAATTGGATCTTCAACTAATCTTTCAAAAATCCAATTAACGATTACACTTCTGTCAGCAATGATTTTCTCAAAGATTCGAACCTAGAACCTGCTTCTATCGGCATCTTGATGGTAGTTCTCAGCAATAAAGAAAACTGGATTGTTTATCCAGAAGAAATTGCAAAGCGCTTAGGGGTGAGTCGGGATATGGTAGATAGGCATTTCAAGAAGATAGAGAAAGCTGGTTATCTCAGAACTTTTAAAAAGAGTCTCGGACGAGGTAAAGGAGTTCAGACATTTCGGTTCTTCTCAGATGTTAAAATTACCGATTTTCAATTTGAAATTATGCTACAGAGATTGGAAGAAGCTTTACAAAAGTTATCTACAGATTAGCAGTTACATTTCCTTATTTTACAAATCTGTATTTTACAAATCTGTATTTTACAAATCAGTAAAATAAGGCACTAATAAATATTAACTAACAACAAGTATTAAATAACAATAAATATTAATTAACAACAAGTCCTACTTCTCTAAATAAATAAAAGAGAGGGTAGAAAAAATAAATACAAAGGAGAAAGAAATGAGACCAAGACGATATCCGTATAGTGGGGAAATAAAAAAGCCTATCAATTTTCAGATAGACTTAGAAAAATTCAAGCGTCTTAGCTATGAAGCCATTCATGATACTTCTCAAGTAACTCAATAGTAGTTATTGCAGAAGTTAAACTACTGACCATCCCAAGTTGCAATCCGTCTGTATGGTCAATCTGTTTAGTAGCTTCATTAGCTTTAGCAGCAATATCTTGCATATCTTCAGCTGTTAAAGATTCTCGAAATTCTTTAAAGGATTTCATAACATTACCTCCTTTCTGACTATATTATAGCAGAAATGGAGATTAGAGACAGAAAGGAGCAGGATGAAAGAAAAACTAAACGAATTTCTAAAATTCAGAAGCCAATTTACAAAACGAGAATGGTTTGAAATCAACCAAGTTGTCGAAGCTCGTTTAAATGAAAAAGCCGACCAGTTGAAACTGGACGACTCAGATGTAGAAATCATTTCTAAAAGACTAGAAAAAGTTATCTAGAAACGATTTGAATAAACATTGGATGGATACGATAGTCAGCGCCACGATAGTGAATGTAGATATAATCCTGATGGTACATCGAGTTTGCTTCAGGTTTAGAAATTGGTGAGTAGAGTTCTGCATTTTCTTCCCACCAAATGTAAGGACTAGCCATATTTGGTCCCATTACACAATCGTCTTCGGCTGATAGATTCACCCAATTTCCGCAAAGACATGCGTGAATTTCAGTCATAACATTACCTCCTTTCTATTGGAATTTTGACTAAAACGGTGAGAGGTCCTAGTCAAGATTATTATAGCAATTTAGGAGGATATTACATCAGTCTTGAGGCTGATATAGGAGGTTGAATGGAAGATAAAATCATCGAACTTGCTGATTACTTCATCAGCGAATCTAAAACGTACAGAGAAGCAAAAATAGCGTGTGAGAAGCTATTGAAACAAGTCAGCCATGAGATTGAACTCAGGGCGCTTGAAAGTAAAACAGTCTAGAGGACAACAAAAAGCACCTGACGGCAATCAGGCACTAACTAAAAATATCCAAGGAAATTATATCATGAATGACTTAATGAATCAATTATTAGACCAGTTTGAAGCTGGATTGATGGATAGAACTTTAAAAGTGATGAACGTCATAACAGATGAAAAAAAGCGTTATCCGATGGAATTAAATAAGTCACAATGTTCTGAGATGTTACTTGGCACAAGAGACACAGGAACGTTTGATGATCGTTTTAATAGTCACGAAGACTTTCCAAGGATTCCAGGAAAACGCGAAAAATATCCAAGGGATGCCGTAATTCAATGGTATCACAACAATTGGCAACGTACTGCTAATTAGAAGAAACGGCATAAATTTTTTAACAAAAATTAAAGATTTAGAGGAGAAAAACAATGATTGACAAAGACCAAATTATCAAAGCGCAACAGGAAAAAATTGAACGTATCGAAGAATTGCAAAAAAAGCTCCATGAAATGGCTATGTTTGGAATACTTACAATCAAAATCTTAGGGCTTAATGACAAGCATGGACTACTTGAGTGCTCAATGAATATCATGCACAAAGCCTCACACGCAATCAAAGATGTGCTAGACGGCATAGATCCAGAACAAGCGATTAAAGAGAACTTGGCAAAAGTAGATGAGGAGGAAGAATAATGTTTGAACCACCGTTAATTAATCAGCTTTTAGGAACTGGCGCAGTGATTTTAGGATTTATCAGCGCAGGAATCCTAGTTCATCAGTTAGAAAAACAAAAAGAGGAAGAAAGACGATTACAAGAAGAGTATGATACGCAAGTGATTAGAACTTGCAATGAATTGCTTGAAATGGGTCGTGAGATTGAAAGAGAACAAATCCGCAAGAACATTCGCAGAGATTTTCCAGGCTTCACATTTGACAACGAACCGCCTCAAGGCTTGCGTCCAGAGCCTCTAGCCTTGCCAGAACCACGAAGATCACGCTATGCAAAGTATTTGGGGTAGAGCAAAGGAGACGCTAATGTTTGATTATGACAGAGATATAATGCAACCGCCTGAAGAACGAGAAGAACTTGACCCTAGCCAGTACATCTATGTTGGATGTGGGCAGTATCGATATGTGGGTGATGAAATATGATTCAGGAACTACACGCAGAAATCGACAACCGGCGAGCTGATTATATGCATCTTGGCCGAGAGATGGGGCAGATCATCAATGAACAACAAGATATAATCTTGAAACTACAAAACGAAAACAGACGCTTGAAGCGTGAAAATTGGAATTTGAAGAAGACGAAAGGAAGAAGAAAATGAAGAAACGATTATATTACAAAAAATGGAAACAAGAACTTAGAGAGGAAATGAGAGAAGAAATTGATGGCGATTATCTAACCGAGAAAATGGTTAGAAAAATGAGTATTAGCGATATGTCACACTATTTGAACCGATTAGCATTAGAAGAAGCTGGATACTGTGGGACAATGTTTAATTACTAAAAGAAAAAGGAGAAGAAAATGACAAATATACCTTCAAACAAAGGGAAAAGTTATATCAGAATTGAAATGTCTCCGAAACAAAAAGAGTTGATTGGAGTTTTAGCTGAACTCGAAGGCTCTACGTCGCAAGACTTGCTGAACAGAGTAGTTGAGCGATTTATCGATAGCAATTTAGGGCTTATTGATGATTATAGAAACGGTTTGGACAATCTGAAGCAAAATGCTAGACGCAGACTGTCAATGAAGATTTAAGGAGAAAATAAAATGACAAACGAACTAACACAAAAACAAATTACATCACCAGTTGCAGCACGCATTGGAGAAATGCAAAACGAGGGGCTAATGATTGCACAGAATTATAGCGTTAGCAATGCACTCAGTTCAGCATATTATGCTCTAAAAAATTCCAGCAGTGGGAATTTGCTCCAGATGTGCACTCAAGATAGTATCTACAATGCACTCCTTGACATGGTAACTCAAGGGCTTAGTCCAGCTAAAACACAGTGTTATTTCATACCTTATGGCAACACTGTCAAGTTGACTAGATCATATTTTGGCACTATGAAAGTTGTTAAGCAATTACCAGAAGTGAAAGATATTTATGCAGAAGTTATCTATGAGGGTGACAAATTCCAAATTAAGAACGAAAACGGTCGGAAAGTTTTTGTGAGCCATGAAACGGATTGGGTTAATGCAGACAATCCAATCGCAGGAGCTTATTGCATTATCGAAAAAGAGGATGGGGAGAAAATCCTGACTGTTATGACCAAAAAAGAAATTGACAAGTCTTGGGCGCAAGCTAAAACTAAAAATGTTCAGAATAACTTCCCTCAAGAAATGGCTAAGCGTACAGTTATCAATCGTGCTGCGAAACAGTTCTTTAATACCAGTGATGATAATGACTTATTTATTGACGCTGTGAATCGTACTACAGAAAATGAGTATGATAACGAGCGCCAAGTGAAAGAAGCTGAACCAGTGAGAGAAGAAGTTGAAACATTAGATGACATCTTAAAAGCTCCTAGCACGCCCACAGAGCCCGACAACGTGGTAGATGGAGAATTTACCGAAGAAAGCGAAACACCCCCAAAAACGGCTGGAAAAACGGCAAATCCTGACGAGTTAGCCTCTACCGAATACCCAGCAGATGAAATTCCAGATTTTGACGAAGAAACGGGCGAAGTTTTGGAAGAGATTAGTTTCTTTGAGGGAAACACGACCAACATTAAGGAGTAGGCTATGGAAGAACTAACACAAGAGAACTACTACCAGGACACAAGTTACTTGACTAACTCACGGTTCAAACGCTATCAGCAATGCCAAGCCAAGGCTTTTGCTTTGGACAGTGGGCAATGGATTGAGGAGAGAGACGAAACCCCTCTTCTCCTCGGAAATTATGTTCACAGTTACTTTGAAAGCCCAGAAGCACATCAGCAGTTCATGGATGAAAATGGTGACAAGTTGCTTGCTAAGACTGGCAAAAATAAAGGAAACCTCAAATCCGACTTTGTGATCGGCGACAGGATGATTGAAAGCCTGAAAGACGATGAAGGATTTAATCATTTGTATCACGGTTATCCGTCAGATGAGGTTCAAAAAGAGTTGATTGTCTATGGAGAAATTGAAGGAGTACCAGTCAAAGGAAAGCTGGATAGCGTGAATCTAAGTCGTGGTTATTTCGTGGATTTAAAAACCATGAAGTCCATCTACGCTGAAGAATGGAGCGCAGAACTTAAAAAGAAAGTTCCTGCAGCAGTTAATAATATCCTTGGATTTGGTTATCATGGACAACTTGGTCTATATCGTGAATTGCTGAAACAAATGACTGGGAATGATTTTAGACCTTACATTGTAGCGGTCAGCAAGGAAAACGTGCCAGATCGTGACATTTTAAAAATTGACGATGAATGGCTTGAAGAAGGTTTAGATAAAATCAAGTCTGAAATTGTTGAAGTTTGGGATGTTATCCAAGGTCGGAAAGAACCTAAAAAATGTGGTCATTGCGATTATTGCAGAAGTCAAAAAAAACTGAATGCAGTAGTTAGCTTGAATGACTTGATTGAAAGTGATTATTAAGTTTGAAAAACCAACTATTTCCATTTTGGAAACAACTCAAAAACTAACAAGCCGGGCATTCTTGTAAAACTGCGAACTAGAAAACGTCAGTAAAGGTCATGTGACTTTGGACGAATGACGCAAAGAATTTCACTCACGCTTGCCTTGCTCACAATTTGGCAGGCGTGGGGGTTTGGTCAGAAATATGAAACTTGAAAAAGGCGATTACGTGAAAGTTTTAAAAAATGGAGAATTTTTTAAAATCGTACAAATTAAAAATATTTACAGTGACTGTATCGAAACCAGCCACGGAATTTACAATCGAACCACACTTGCTAGCAGGTTGGATAAAGAGTGTCTAATCTCTGGCACGGTATCGTGGGAGGATAAAAATGGAATGGATCAACTGGACAGAAATCTGTCCTGAAACAAAATCTGAAATCATCGAAAAAATAGAAAATGATGGCTACACTTATCCACACTATGACAAGAAAAATAACGGTGTCAAGTACGTCATTTCTACAATGGACATCAAACGAGACTGTCTAAGGCTTGGGGTACCATTTGAAGATGTGTACCCTTTGCAAACTACACTTTTTTAACAGGAGAAAAACAAATGCAAAGAACAGCGGTAATTAACACGCCTTTTACAATCGTAACAAGCAAAACAGAACAGAATATCGAAATTGTCGGGAGCTCGTTGTGGAGTCCAGTAGCAGAATTTGTAAAACAAGATAAACAGCTATCACTAGATGAAAACGGCGACTTATTTGAGCCTGAATACAAGCTGGTGCTAGAAGCTAAACAATCTGTTGATATGATTTTGGATAGCGCCTATGCAGCTGGAGAATTTGCCAAAGATACCAAAGAAGTTCAGATCCTCTTTAAATTTATTGAAGAAAACAAAAAGAATCTATTTGAAGAATTGGGATTCCATGGAGTCTTGCTATGAAGCTTGTCCTGAACATTGAGCCTAAACCACAATCACGGCCAAGATTTGCAAGGCGTGGGAGTTTTACCACGACTTATGAAGACAAGGACATGAAAGCCTGGCGCAATCATTGCCAGCTGCTCATTGCTAATCAGTACATGGGCCAGCCTATTCTTGAGGGAGCTCTGAGGGCAAAGCTTAGATTTTACATCAAGCCTCCTCAGTATATCTCAAAGGTCAAGAAGAACCAGCAAGCGCTACTGGATGAAGTTATGCCAGTAGACAAGAAACCAGATATTGATAATTATGAAAAAGCACTATATGACAGCATGTCAGGGATAGTGTTTAAGGATGATGGGCAGGTAGCTATGCACGATGTAGGCAAGTTTTACAGCCTGAAGCCTAGAATTGAAGTAGAAATTGAGGAAATAAAGGAGTTGAAAGATGAAAGTACAGCGATTAATTGATAAGTATAAAAAACTTGAGGGTGTATGGGATGCTGAAGGAGCAGAATTCGCTCGCAAAATTTTTCTAGCAGATTTGGAACAACTGGACGAACCAAAACCGGTCAAAGTTCCACCGTTTGTGGCGGATTGGATTGAAGTATGTAAAGAACATCTTACAACTAGTCTATATACTGCTATGAATCCAAACTTTATGAAAGAAAACAACCAAAGTTTCGATTTTATATTATGGATTAAAAAGACGAGCAACCAAGAAACATTCGCTCGTGCATGGCTTGACGGCTACGAGGTCGAGAAAGAGAAGCGGTATTTGGTTAAGATTAAAGGGAATATTAAAGAAAATATGTTGGTTTATGGAGAACTTTTGGAAAGGTATTACTTTACAAAAAGCTTTAGTTTAAACAATGCTATATATTCCCACACCCGAAAAGAACTCGAAGAAGCTGGCTTCGGTTGGGTATTCGATTGTCCAGGTGTTGAGATTGAGGAGGTGGAGTGATGAATAATGAAGTCTTTGAAGAATTGAAAAAGCTTATGAGTTATTTTCCTGACTCATTTATAAACAGACAATTAGAACTTATTCTCATCCCAAAAACAAACACATACTTTTCTTTAAGAGATTGTTTGACAAAGAATGATGTCATTTCAAAGGTCTAATGTGGTGTACTAGAGATATAGATAAAGGCGAGCCTTATCAACAGCGAAAACGAAATATCGACTTTTATGTGGATAATCGCGATCGTTTGAGAAAATATTTAGGTTCAGATATCAATGTGCATGTGGTTTATAATCACTTAGGAAATGGAATTAACAAAGAACTCACATACAGATTTATCGAGAGTGGTCTTGATATGGATTTACTTTATAAGGAGGTCACGGATTGAAACGATTCATAGCTATCTGGATTCTGCTATCTGCTGGACTAAACATCTGGCAGATGGACAAGATTCGAGATTTAGAAGAAAAGAAGCCGATGGTTGTCTATAAGGCTGACAACCAAGGCGCTGAGATATTCGGCAAAGTCGTCGAGAAAGGACGACATGGCAAGCTATACACGCTTACGATTCGTGACTATGGGGTGTTTGTGGTTACGAAGGACGTGTATGAGAAAGTGAAAGTTGGGGATGAGGTGATATTATGACAGAAACTATTAAACTACCAGACTATTATGCGCCTGATTGGAAAAATGCAAGGTACGGGTCGTTGGAAGAGCTTAAAGAATTGTTGCTCTTTAAGCGTATTGTGAAATGGGATAAGGACTTTTTGCTGCTTGAAGACGGCACAAAGGTCACTATTGAAATGTCTGAAAGTGATTGCTGTGCCTCAGCAGGTGGGGAGTTCCAAGATGTATCACTTGACGCTGTGATTACTAATGTTGAAATTGGAGAACCGGAAGAAATCCCCGACCATTGGGGAACTGGTTATAAAAACAAAGTAACTATCTTCCATAATCAGAACCCTGTAGCTATTGCCAATTGTGAAGCAGAGCATAATGGCTATTATTACAGCGTAGGCTCTTTAGTGATTGGTGATATTCATTTTCCAGTTGTTAATGCTTAGGAGGATTTAACATGACAGACAACATAAACAAACCAAATCACTACATCGGGACTTATGGTCTCGAAGTTAAAGATGTTACAAGAAATTTCATCAAAGGCAAGTCAGAAATGGAAGCACATCGCTGGTGCAGTGCAGTCGAGTATTTACTTCGATACAAAGAGAAAAACGGCCTTGAGGACCTGAAGAAAGCACGTAAGAACCTAGACTGGCTAATCGAGGAGATGGAACATGAGAATTAAAACATTAATGGGAACAATCATCAATGTTGATAGGATAAAGCGCAGTATCACAGTTGAGGGTATTGAATTAGGCTCAGATTGTCGTGCTTTAGTATCTAAACACAAAGATGGTACAGGTACAATAACACTAGTTTTTGATGGGAAAATAATTTAAAAAAGGAGTAAAAACAATGTTTACACAATACAATCATGAAACAGGAAAAACAACACTTACAAAACTTGCTAAAGGCGGTATCATTACAGTTGCAGCTGTTGCTTCACTTGGTATTTTTCGTCTCACGGCCGTGAAGCGTATCCCAGCTAATACAGTTGGAGTTAAAGTTAGCGCAATTGGAGGTGTGCAAGAAAATACCCTGCAAACAGGATATCATCTAAAAATGCCATTTATTGATAAAGTCTACACCTTATCGACATCTGTTCAAACAAAAACAATGGAGAAAATCACGACTCAGACTAAAGATGGTCAGTGGCTCAACACCAATATCGATGTGAAATATCGAGTCAATAAAGAAAAGGCTATGACAGTCTTCTCTAATTACACAGACTTAGAAAACGTGAATAATAGTGTAGTATCTCCTGCTGTTCAGCGTGCTATTGAATCTGTAACTGGAAATTACGATATTTATGATATTCTCGGTGACAAGCGTACTGAAGTTTATGAAATGATTGACAAGGCTCTCAAAGAAAAATTTGAGTCTTACGATTTGGAGTTTGTATCCTTTACAATTACAGATCAAGACGCTGGAGATGAAATTGAAGCAGCAATCAAAAATGAATCTGTTAAACAAAAAGAGATAGATACAGCTAAGCAGGAACAAGAAAAAGCTAAGGTTGAAGCCGATACCAAGAAAGTTCAAGCTCAAGCAGAAGCAGACGCAGGCATCATCAAAGCAGAAGGTGAAGCCAAGGCCAACAAAGCTAAGTCAGATTCAATCACAGATAATCTTATCCGGATGAAAGAAGCAGAAGCCCGTGAAAAACATGGCTGGGTTACTGTCAACGGTGCAGGTAGTGTGATCACGAATAAAGAATAAAATAAAAAAGCCAAGACATCGCTAAAGAGCTACTTGATGAACTACAGAATTTGGATGAAGAGATACAGAATCGAATAGACGAGCTTGCTAATCTTGAAGCTAGTTTACTTTCTAGCCCTAAAATGAGCATGGATAAGGTTCAAGGTGGTCAGAAAGTTCGATTAGATGAACGTTACATCGATATTTTTAGCATGCAAGATTCCTTGAAAGAGTACATGAAGCAAGCAACTGCTGAAGCTATCCAGCGCAGAATTGAGCTCAGTAAATTGATTGATAAAATGCCTAAGCCTGCAAGTCGAACAATTCTAAGGATGGTGTATATTCAGAAAGCAAACGTGTATGATATGATTGAATTTTTACGATGCAGCAAGACCACTTTTTACAAAAAGAAGAAAGATGCAATCCGTGAATTGGGTGTTGTAGTTGATAAAAGCGAACTAATGTGAACTAATGTGAACTAGGTTGAAGCGCACTGGTCTAACAATCGTGCTATTATAGTATCATCAAGAATTAAGGGTAAGGCAGTAAGCCTTCCCTGACATGGAGAGTTGGCAGAGTCAGGTTGAATGCGCCCGTTTGCTAGACGGGTGGTCGCCTATGTGCGGTCCGTGGGTTCAAATCCCACACTCTCCTTTGAGTGTTTGTGTCCCAGAATGGGGTAGGCAGTAGGCTTAGCATTCATATATCACTCATTAACTTATTAGAAGGTCGGCAGAAGCGACTGGACCTTGCATGATTGCGTAGCTACTTATATCCTAGGTAAGTTATAAGCTAGAGGGTTTGATTCCCTCAGAGGTTGTAAAGACTACAAAAAAATAAATCAGAAAATTAATTTCTAATTAACACGCAAGGTAGTAGTCGTCTTGCAGAAAGGTCGCACATCGTGTGGCTTTTTTTGATTTACAAAATAAACAAATCAGGGAGGAGGGCATGGAAAAAAGCGAACTAGCACGCAAAGACTATGAGGCAGGAATGAAGTACAAAGACATTGCTACTAAACATGATGTCTCAATCAACACAGTCAAATCATGGCAACGTAGGCATAATTGGGCTCGTATAAAAAAGGGTGCACCCAAAAATCCAAGAGGTGCACCCAAAGGGAATAAGAACGCAGTTGGTCATGGAGCGCCTAAAGGCTCGCAAAATGCCCTTAAACACGGCCTGTTTGCTAAGTATCTACCGCAAGGAGTGCATGAGATATACGAGCAACTGGCAGATAAGCAACCAATTGATATTCTTTGGGAGAACATTCAGCTAACCTATGCTAATCTTTTGCATGCCCAGCGCATTCTGTACGTTCAGGACGTTGATGATACAACCACTATGCTTATTGCAAGTACAGCCAAAGGTGGGGCAAGCTATGAAGTTCACACGGCTTGGGATAAGCAGGGTAAGGCTTTAGCTGCAATTGCAAGAATACAGTCAGAACTTAGAAATATGATTAAAACATATGATGAATTGACTCGCTCAAGCCTTGCCACAGAGGAGCAGAGATTGAGAATTGAGATTCTGAAATCTAAACTACCTGACAATGAACCTGAGAACGTTCATGACGACGGCTTTATTAAATCTCTAGAAGGGGTGGTTGAAGAAACTTGGCTAGATTAAGAATGCAAACCAATACATTCAAATTTCAACCTTTTAGCAAAAAGCAGAAGAAAGTACTAACTTGGTGGCTTTGGAACTCTCCAGTTCATGAGTCAGAAGGCATTATTGCTGATGGTGCTATCCGTTCTGGTAAGACTGTCTCTATGAGCCTAGCTTTTGTCATCTGGGCGATGACATCATTCAACCATCAGAACTTTGCGATGTGTGGTAAGACCATTGGCTCTTTCAATCGTAACGTCCTGAAACTGTTGTTGGTTATGATACAGTCAAGAGGTTTTAGCTACGTCTATCATCGGACGGATAACTTGATAGAAATCACAAAAGGCGCCGTGTCGAATGATTTTTATATCTTTGGTGGTAAGGACGAAAGTTCACAGGATCTTATTCAAGGTTTGACATTGGCAGGTATCTTTTTCGATGAAGTAGCGCTTATGCCTGAGTCCTTTGTTAACCAGGGCACAGGGCGGTGTTCTGTGACTGGTTCGAAGTGGTGGTTCAACTGCAACCCAGACGGGCCTTATCATTGGTTTAAAGTTAACTGGGTAGACAAAGCAGAAACAAAGAATATGCTTTATCTGCATTTTGATATGGATGACAACCTTTCTCTTTCAGAGAACATCAAGAAGCGATACAGAAGTCAATATCAAGGTGTTTTCTATCAGCGATATATTCAAGGTCTTTGGACGGTGGCAGAAGGTATTGTCTACGATATGTTCAGTAAGGATAAGCATGTTGTATCAACTTTGCCAGAAATGAGCAAACTGGGCAAATATGTTTCGGTCGACTACGGTACGCAAAATGCGACCGTTTTTCTTTTGTGGGAAAAAGATATCAATGGCAAGTACTACTTAACAAGGGAATATTATTACTCAGGTCGTGACGAGAACGTACAGAAAACCAATGCCGAGTATGCTGATGATTTAACTGCTTGGTTAGGCGATACGAACATCGAACGAATCATTATTGACCCGTCTGCTGCTTCATTCATTGCTGAATTGAAGAAGCGAGGATATAAAATCAAAAAAGCTAGAAATAATGTCCTTGAAGGTATTCGTTTTGTCGGGTCTATGCTAGGCCAAGAGAAAATAGCAGTGCATGAGAGTTGTGTGAATACGCTGAAAGAGTTTCATGCTTATGTTTGGGACGAGAAAGCCTCAGCAAACGGCGAGGACAAGCCTATTAAGCAATTTGACCACGCAATGGACGCCCTGCGTTATTTCTGCTACACAGTATTATTCAAGTCAGGAGGTATGACTGTTTGGAAATAGAAGTAATTAAAAAAATAATCTCGTCGCAGATGGTTAAGCACGGAAAGTTTGTCTCACAAGCAGCTGAAGCTGAGAAATACTATCGTAACGAGAATGATATTAAACGAAAGCGTAAGCCTGCCGATAAGAAAGGCGCTGAGAATGAAGCAAAAGCAGAAGATAATGCGTTTCGTAATGCTGACAACCGTATTAGTCACAACTGGCACCAGTTATTGCTTGACCAGAAAAAGGCTTATGCGTTGACCTATCCACCTACATTTGATGTGGATGATAAAAGCGTTAATGATAAGATTGTAGACGTATTAGGAGACGACTATGAACGTATCAGCAAGCAGCTTTGCGTGAATGCAGGAAATGCTGGCATCGCTTGGCTTCATGTTTGGAAAGATGCTAGTGATAACTCGTTTAGATATGCTTGCGTGGACTCAAAAGAAGTAATACCAATCTACTCAAAGTCTTTGGATAAGAAGTTGATTGGGGTACTGCGAGTATACTCTAGCATTGATGAAACAGATGGTAAGAATTATACTGTTTACGAATATTGGAACGACAAAGAGTGCTCTTTCTATCGTCACGAAGAAAATAAGTCGCTGGAAGAATTAGAGTCATTCCAAGCAATCTCTTTGATTGATACCATGAATGGCGACCGCTCAAGAGACAACACTTTCAAACATGATTTTGGTCTTGTTCCTTTTATTCCATTCAAGAATAACGAAATAGAGACCAACGACTTGAAACCAATCAAAGACCTAGTCGATGTGTACGACAAGGTGTTTAGTGGATTTGTCAATGATACAGATGATGTTCAAGAGGTTATCTTCGTCCTTACAAACTACGGTGGGCAGGACAAGCAAGAGTTTCTTGAATATTTGAAACGCTACAAGATGATTAAGATGGACAACGACGGTATGGGAGACCAGTCAGGAGTTACAACTATTGCGATTGACATTCCAACCGAAGCAAGAAATCTGATTTTAGAGCGGACTAAAAAACAAATCTTTATTAGTGGCCAAGGGGTTAACCCTGAAACAGATAAGCTGGGGAACAGCTCTGGAGTTGCCTTGAAGTTCCTATACTCTCTTTTAGAGTTAAAAGCTGGGAACATGGAAACTCAGTTCAGAAGTGGATATGCTACGCTTGTTAAGATGATCTTGAAACATCTAGGGTTGTCCGACAAGCTTAAAATCAAGCAAACATGGACAAGGAACTCAATCAATAACGATACAGAAATGGCTCAAGTGGTTTCTACTCTTGCAACTATCACATCAAGAGAGAATGTAGCTAAATCGAATCCGATTGTAGAAGATTGGCAGGATGAACTGCGCTTGCAGAAAGCTGAACAAGAGGAACAATCTGAAAAACTCTACGACATGGAAGAGGTAGAGTATGAGTCGGAAACTGAATAAAGAAGAGAAAATAGCCTTTATCGAATCTCTTGACGACCTCAGTCGAGAAGAGAAAGACAGATTGCTATATGAGCTGGCTCAGATTGACGACCTCGGCGAGATAATAGACTACATCGATAATTTATACCACCGAACACTAAAACGCATTACAGGGCGTTTAGAGGCGTTTGAGAGGGTGTCTAAAAATCGTAGCGACTCATTACCATTTTATCTGTTATCCCTGACTAAGGCTGACCAATTAAAAACCAAGCAAGAGATTGCTGGTTTTGTTAAGAAACATCCTGATTTAACAGAGTGGTCAAGGTCAATAAAGGTCAAAACAAATGCAGATGCCTTGTTTGCTGGTGTTGAGATGGATATCGCTGAAATGACTGGCAAAATCAACAAGCGAATAGAAACACATCTCAAGCAAACTTACCAAGAAACTTACTTAAATCGTGCTTACAACTACCATAAACAGACCAAAAGAGAACCGAATTTCAAACCTGAGCGCCTAGAAGAAGAATATCTTCAAAAGGCAATAGAGGAAAACTTCAAAGGCAAACGGTTCTCTGAGCGTGTTTGGGGTAGCAATATGGACGAACTGGTTAGTAGAGTAGAATCGCTTGTAACCAATGATTTAAACCGAGGCTATCCGATAGACCAGTCCAGTAAACTTCTAGCAATTGAGTTTGAACGTGCTCGTAATCGTGCAGTGACTGTTTTGCAGACGGAAACGAATGGCATACAGGCTCAGGCAACGTTAGATGAATACCAAGACGACAATATCAAGAAGTACAGGTATCTAGCGACCTTAGAGGTTCACACATGCCCTATTTGTGGTGAGTTGGACGGCAAGGTATTTCTTGTTAAGGATGCAGAGAAAGGTGTAAATTACCCGACCATGCACCCTCATTGTCGATGTACGACGGTTCCTGCCTTAGAAAAAGGTGGGAAACGCTATGCAAGAGACATTGAAACAGGGAAAGGCTATGAGGTTGAAAGCGGTCAGACCTTCAAGGACTGGCGAAAGCAACAGCTTGATAAGTATGGCCAAACTGCCATCAAAGACAAGCTACAAGCAGAACGATTGGAAAAGGACAGAGTCCGCAGAAGCAAGGAGCAGTTCATAGCTTATAGGCAGGTTTTAGGCTCTCAAAATATGCCCAAAACATTTGCAGGCTTCTATGATTTGAAGTATAATGATGTTGAGGGATACAAGGAATTAAAAGACCGCATCAGATGGGCAAAGTCCAAGTTTCCTACTGAGAAATCCTTAAATGGACATTTCAAAAGTCATGGGAAAGAGTTCGGTGATATAACCATTGAAGAATACCAAAAAATGGCATCTGATTTATTATCAAAACCGACCTCGGACAAGATATTAGGTTATCAGACGGAACTTAGGCGAGTGCGCTATGATATCGATAACAATATCTATGTTTTGGGTAATCCTAAAGTACATAAAATAAATACAATGTTTAAACCAGACTTAGGAAGGGAGTATTACGATGGAGAAATCGCAAAAGACTTGGGAAATTGATGGATATTTATGGCTTCATTGCCCTGTTTGCGGAACTGAAGTTATGGACTATGATATCTGTGATGTCTGTCATTGGCAAAATACAGGCATTATAAATATCGATGGCGGTCCAAATAAAATGACACTTGCGGAGGCTAAAGAAGCTTACGCAAAAGGTTTACCGATTAGATAAATAAGCACCTAGAGAAATCTAAGTGCTTTTTTCGTACTCAGAAAGGATTGAAAATGGATACAGTGAGAATTGGGATACCTAACGTAGAATTTTTAGGATCAAGCAAAAATGACTCAGCGACAGTGAAATTAGAGTTAAATATCCATGGGACGAATACGTTAAGTGTGATTGAGTTACTACCTAAAATATTAACCGACATTTCTTCATTATCGTATGAAGTTGATTGATTGTAACATTAAAAGGAGTAAAGACATGTTTATCTGGGATTTAGTATCAATTTTATTAGGTTGGATTATATTTTTTGCGTTAATTTTGTTCGTAATAATTAAATTATTTGAAGTGATTTCAACAGTTATTTCAACTCTAAAAGTCGGAATTGAATACAGAAAGAAACTGAAACAATTGAAAAATAAATAACCTAACCGCGTCGAAATCGAGGCGGTTTTCTTATGCCCTGAGCATGGCGTTAAAAGGTTCAACTATTGGACAAGTCCGTAGTCCTAACAAAAGCGGAGCGACTGGTGATGGAGAACACCTAAAAAGCCTAGCGTAGAGGAAAGGATTTTCAAAATGAAAAAAGAACAACTAGCAAACATCGGCTTAACTGAAGACCAAATTTCTCAAGTCTTCGCTTTGCATGGTGCGGATATCCAAAAGTTAAAGGATGATGTGGCAAGTAAAGACAGCGAATTGGAGAGCGTTCGTGAGCAGCTGACACAACGTGACAAAGACTTGAATGATTTGAAGAAAAAAGGCGCAGATGTTGAAGATATTCAGCAAAAGCTAGAAGACTTGCAAGCTAAGTACAAACAAGATACAGAAGCACTTGAAACGAAACTAGCAGATGAGAACAAATCTCGCTTAATCGATGCTGAATTGACAAAAGCTGGCGTTCGAGATGCAGAAATTTTTGGAAAGATCTTAAACAAAGACGAAATCTCTGTAAAAGATGGCAAATTGATTGGCTTGACTGAACAGATCGAGGCTCAGCGTGCTAAGAGTCCATATCTATTTAACGGGGAAAAACAAGCCCAATACACGCCAAATCAAGGCGATGGGCAAGGTGCTAATTTAGGGAATTGGGAAACTGCTATGAGCAATCCTGACTTCAACCTAACTCAATTTTTACAACAACAAGGAGAAAATAACTAATGGCTAATGAACTTACAAAAATTATAGACACAATTACACCTCAACAGTACAATGCCTACATGCAACAGTACACAGCTGCTAAATCTGCCTTCGTTCAAAGTGGTATTGCAGTATCAGATGAGCGTGTCTCTAAAAACATTACATCTGGTGGTCTTTTGGTCAACATGCCGTTTTGGAATGACCTTACTGGAGATTCTGAGGTTCTAGGCAATGGCGACAAAGCGCTAGAAACTGGAAAAATCACTGCTGGAGCAGACATTGCCTGCGTTCTTTATCGTGGACGTGGTTGGGCTGCCAACGAATTGACTGGTATTGTGGCTGGTTCTGACCCAGTACGTGCTATTTTGAACCGTATCGGTGCTTATTGGCTACGCGAAGACCAAAAAGCCTTGATTGCTACCTTGAATGGTATTTTTGCTACTGGAACAGGTGGAGAGAAAGGTGCGCTTGAAGAAACTCACGTATCAGACCAATCAAAAGCGTCTACTGGTATCGATGCAGGTATGGTACTTGACGCCAAACAATTGCTTGGAGATTCTGCTGATCAAGTTACTGCTATTGCTATGCACTCTGCGGTTTACACTAAACTACAAAAAGACAACTTGATTCAATACATCCAGCCAACAACTGCGACTATCAACATTCCAACCTACCTTGGTTACCGTGTTATTATCGATGATGGTATTGCACCAACAGGGGATATTTATACATCATACCTTTTCCGTACTGGTTCAATCGGTCTTAATACAGGAAATCCATCAGGATTGACTACGTTTGAAACTTCTCGTGAAGCCGCTAAAGGCAACGACATGATTTACACTCGTCGTGCCCTTGTTATGCACCCTTACGGTGTGAAATGGACTGGCGCAGAAGTTGCTGAAGGAAACATCACTCCATCAAACGCTGACTTGGCTAAATTCAAGAACTGGCAACGTGTTTACGAGCCTAAGAACATCGGTATTATCGCTCTGAAACACAAAATTGGCAAATAGATTGGGTGACAGAATATGATTCAAGAATTGAAACAAGACAACACAATGTACTTGATCTCATGCGTTCGGAAAATGCGTCAGGATAATTATTTCAAAGATATGGAAGTTCTTCACTACGCTTTGACCCAAGCAGAAAACGAGATTTTGAATTATATTCACCAAGACAATGTGCCTGGACGTTTAGAGAACGTATGGATAGACATGACGAACGACTTACTGGACAAGGTCAAGGAGCAAAGTGTGCTTGCTGAAAAAGCAGACGCAGACGACTTTTCGGTCAAGAGTATCAAAATGGGTGATACGACAATCGAAAAGGTTAGTCCTTATGAAATGATTCAACGAATGAAACAAGTGCCGTCATCACTTGAGCGCTACAAGCGTCAGTTGAATCGTTTTAGGAAGCTACTATGACCGAATATGCTAAGACAGTCTTTGATTGCTTGTATGACTGTAAAATGACGGTTAAAGGTTATACAGAGCAAGAGATAGACGGTTTGACCAGTATGTCAGAAAGCGTGCTATTAGAGGACATTCCTTGCAGGATTTCGCAAATGAGCAATAGTTCTACGAACGGGAGCGACTATCAAGCTAACGGCTATGATATGAAACTCTTTTGCTCTGTTGTCTATGATATCCCTGCAGGTTGCAAGATTGAGGTGACTGATAGAAATGGGCACGTTAAAGTGTTTACACGTTCTAATGTGCCTATTGGTCAGTACTGGTCACATCAAGAAATTGCTATAAAGCTAGAGGGCAAATCATGAGTGGCAGTTTTGATTATCGTAGTTTTGCTAAGTTTGCTAATAACTTCAACAGGAATGCGAATCATGCGAAAGTAGACCGATTTATGAGACAGACCTTGAATTATGAAGGTACAGAACTAAATTCCAAAGTGAAAGAGAGAACACCTGTCGGTGTTTATACGGATCATTGGGTGGAATTCACTACCAAAGATGGCAAACACGTCAAATTTTGGGCAAGTGCTCATGGTAAACAAGGCGGAACCTTGCAAAAAGGCTGGTCTAAAAGCCATATTGAAGTATCTGGACGGACTTATAAGCAGAAAGTTTATAACAAGGTCTACTATGCCCCATACGTTGAGTACGGGCATAAGACAGTCAATGGCGGCTTTGTTCCAGGGCAATTTTTCCTTCATAAAACGGTTGAAGATACTAAAAGCGATATGGAAAATCGTGTCCGTGATAAGTATGATGGCTTTATGAGAAAGGTAGTGTTAGGAAATGGCAAATAAAGGCTTTCGGTTAGTCGAGGAGTTAGTTAGTCACATCAAGGGGTTATATCCTGACATCAGGATTTATCTAGATGAAGTAGAGCAAGGTTTTAAAGAGCCTTGTTTTTTTATCCATGTGGTTGATACTAAGTACACTCCAGAGGCCAATAAGTATGTGAAAGTACGTTCTAAAGTGGATTTGTCTTATTTTCCTCCTAAGAAAAAGCGTAGCGAGTGTTTAGCAATGCAGGAAGAATTGAGTTATAAACTCTTACACCTGCCGACGATTCATTTATTTGACCGTCAGTATGAGGTGGTTGACAATGTTCTGCATTGTATTTTTAATGCGAGCACACGCTTGAAGTTAGAAGAGGAAGATATCAAACAACGTGAATTGAAAGTGAAAGAAGAGGTAAAAGATGGATAATGTAGACGAACTTGTGTTCCCTACTGCGGACATTTTGGAAAGTAGCGCTTTTACCAACGGAGAAAAAGACATTTTGGGGGCTATTTTAGACCCAGAAGAGTCTTATAGTTTGGAAGAAGCACGAGCAAAACTAGAATACGAACTAGGAAGGAAGATTAACTAATGGCAGGTGGAATTTGGAAACGTCAAAATAAAGTAAGACCAGGTGCTTACATCAACGTCAAATCAAAAGACATTGCAATGACTCGCCTTGGTGGCGATGGTGTCGTAACAGTGCCCTTAGCACTCAGCTTCGGTGAGTCAAAGAAATTGATGAAAATCCGACGTGGTGAAGACCTATTTAAGAAGTTAGGTTATGAGCAAGAAAGCCCACAACTCTTGTTACTGAATGAGGCATTCAAGCGTGTTAGCGAAGTCTTGGTTTATCGCCTAAATACAGGCGAAAAGGCCAACGTAGTCCTTTCGGATAATGTAAGGGCTCAAGCTAAATATAGCGGTGTCCGTGGAAATGACATCACAGTAACAGTCAAAACGAACGTAGACAATCCAGGTTCATTTGATGTTGTCACATTCCTTGATACAGTTGTTATGGACTCACAAACTGTAAAAGTTTTGTCTGATTTAAAAAACAATGATCTAGTCGAGTTTTCAGGAACAGGCGTTCTGAAAGCAGTTGCAGGTGCTAAACTGGCTGGTGGTACTGATGGAACAGTCTCAACTAAAGACTACTCAGACTACTTCAAGGCGCTTGAAACAGTTGAGTTTAACTATATGGCCTTGCCAGTAGAAGACGCTTCTATCAAGAAGGCAGCTATCAACTTTATCAAACGGATGCGTGAAGATGAAGGACTTGGAGCCCAATTGGTTGTAGCGGACTCAGACGCAGATAGTGAAGCAGTTATTAACGTTAAAAACGGTGTTATCTTGTCTGATAAGACAGTTATTGACAAGACGAAAGCGACTGTCTGGGTTGCAGCAGCAAGCGCAAATGCTGGCGTTGAGAAATCATTGACTTATGAGAAGTACGAAGACTCTGTTGATGTTGTGGGTCGTTTGAGCCATACAGAAACAGAAGATGCTCTTTTGAAGGGCCAATTCGTCTTTACTGCTCGTCGTGGTCGTGCAGTGGTTGAACAAGATATCAACTCACACGTCAGCTTCACGATTGAAAAGAACCAAGACTTCCGTAAGAACCGTATCTTGCGCACCTTGGACGATATCGTGAACGATACTCGTTACGCTTTCTCTGAGTATTTCCTTGGAAAGGTAAGCAACAACGAAGATGGACGTCAAGCGTTCAAAGCGAACCGTATTCGCTACTTCAAAGACCTTGAGGCTCGTGGTGCTATCGAAGACTTCAAAGTGGAAGACATCGAGGTGCTACGTGGTGAGTTGAAAGAGTCGGTAGTGGTTAACGTTAAAGTGAAACCAGTGGACAGCATGGAAAAACTGTACATGACAGTTACAGTAGAGTAGGAAAGGAGATAGTATGGCTTTTTTAAAAGGTCGTGACGTAATCAGCGGTCAGGAAGGTACCGCTTTTATTCAAATCGACGGAAAAAACGAGTTCATGTTCTACATCAAGGAACTTGAAGCGACAGTTAAGAAAAACAAAGAAGAAGTCCGCACCCTTAACAAACGTGGTACGCAAGTAAAAGCGACTGGTTTCAAAGGGGAAGGTAAGATGACCATTTATGGTGTGACGTCAACATTCAAGGAAATGATGTTGGACTACATGAAAAATGGTCGTGATACATTCTTTGATATCCAAGTGACCAATGACGATGCGACAAGTTCAATCGGTCGTCAAACAACTATCTTGCGTGAATGTAACCTTGATGAAGTTGTGATGGGTCAATTAAAAGTCGAGGAAGATTTCTTAGAAGAAGAAGTCAACTTTACTTTTGAAGATGTGGATATCTTGGAAAAATTTAATGCGCCTAAATTAGGTTAGAAAGAGGATAGATAAATGGCAATTTCAGACTTTTTACTAGAAAACGTTCAGCAGGAAGAAACAAAGGAGGTACACCTTAAGCGTTTTAAATCTCCTTTTGTCATTCGCAGTATTGACGAAAGTTTAAACGATACGTTGAAGAAACGTGCAACAATCAAGAAGAAAAACCGTCAAGGTGTGGCTATTCCTGAGTTCAATAACGATAAGTACATTGACTCTTTGATGTCTGCCTGTGTTGTTACGCCAGACTTGAAAGACGCTCAACTACAAGAGTCTTATCGTACAGTTGGGGATGAAGCAGCAACCTTGAAAGCTATGTTGAAGATTGGGGAATATGCTACCCTTATGCAAGAAATCCAGTCGCTTAATGGCTTTGATGAAGACATCAATGATCTTGTTGAAGAAGCAAAAAACGACTAGAGGACGGGGACGCAGAGTTGAGTTATGCTTACTACTGCTTGCATCAATTCAACTGGACTCCGTCCTTTTTGGATAGCTTATCTAAACGTGAGAAAGCCTTGATTTTTGCCTTTATCGATATCCGAGTAGAGGCAGAAGAAAAGGAACACAAAGAGATGGAAAGAAAAAGTAGAGGAAGGAGGAGACGGTAGAAGATGACTACATTAATGCAAACACTGGCGCTTAGAGATAATTTCTCAAGCCCTTTAAACCGAATTAACAGTACGATTAACAGGACTATTGCTAAGTTCGGCGAGTTGGACAGACGTGTCAAGAATATGACGCAGACTGCAACGATTAAAGTCAAAGCAGATATGCCTAAGAATTTAACTGCGCCTAAAGCCACTAGCCCTGTAGCGCCTAAAATGGCGGCACCTGTCACTTCTAAACTTCCTTCAACTGGGCCACTTGTTGGCGGCTTAGGTGTTGCTACATCCATGCTTGGTCGAATGACTTCTATTTCTCGTGCTTTGAATTTCATGGTTGCTATTCAAGCCTTGAGGCAAATGGCTAATTTAATGAGTGGTCTGATTAAGTCAGGAGATGATTATATTCAGACTATGGCAAGGCTTAAGACAATAGAAGATGGCACTAAGACAGGTCAAGAATTACAAGATAGTATCATGGCAGCAGCGCAACGCTCAAGGACTGGTTTCGGTATCATGGCAGACTCTGTGGCTAAACTACGCTCACAAGCTGGGGAAGCCTTTAAAAGCAACGATGAAGCTATTGCATTCGCTGAACAGTTGAATAAGCTGTATAAAATCGGTGGTGCAAGTTTAGAACAACAAAAAGCAGGGACGCTTCAAATCACACAGGCCCTTGCTTCAGGGGTTCTTCGTGGTGATGAGTTTAACTCTATGATGGAAAATGCTCCACTTGTTGCCCAAAAACTAGCTAGACACCTTGGCGTCAGCGTTGGCCAATTGAGAGGAATGGCTAAAGATGGCCAATTAACAGGAGATATCCTTAAGAGTGCCTTGCTTGGTTCAGCAGTTGAAACAAACGCTGAATTTGCAAAAATGCCAATGACCTTTGCTGATATGATGACTCAGGTTGGCAACGTAGCTTCATACGCATTTCAGCCTTTAATTCAAGCATGGCAAGAGTTTATAAATAGTACCGCTGGACAAAACTTCATGGCAGGTTTAGAAACTGCAATGTTTGCGATTGGCCAGATAGCATTATGGCTCTTTAATCTCTTTGTTGCTGGTTGGAACTGGGTTACTGAGAACATCAATATAGTTATGACTGCATTAACACTTCTTGCAGCAGTTGCTTTTATAGCAGGTGTCGCAATGTTTGTAGCAGGTTTGATGGCAGGAGCTCCTTGGGCTTGGCTGATGCTGATATTGATAGGTGTAATTGGAATCGCGCTATTAATCGGTATGGCTTTAAACGCTATGGGGATTTCATTCTTAGACGTTGCAGCTGCTATCGTTGCAGCCTTTGTCTTTGTCGGAACGGTAGTTTATGACATCATTATGTTCGTCATCAATCTCGTCATGTATATGATTGCACCGATTGTGAACCTCTTCATAGCCATTTACAACATTGGTGTAGCAATTGCAGAGTTTTTGAGAAATGTCTTTAAACACCCGATATATTCCATCAGAAAGTTATTTTATAATCTTATTCGAACTGTATTAGATTATTTTGCTTCGTTTGTTGATGGGGTAGTCAATGTAGCGCAATCTATCGGTAATGCTTTTATAGCCGGTGCAAACATGGCTATTAAAGCTATCAACTGGATCATTGACGCTTTAAATAAAATACCAGGAGTGAATCTAGGAAAAGTTGGCGAAATGGGCTACATGTCCAATGACGGTAGTTTTGCCAATGGTATTCGTGCGATGGGAGAGATGTTTAATCCGGGAGAGGCTCCTGATGATTATGAGTCTTTTGACGGCATGCGTGCTAACATGATGACTCCAGGCGGTTTGTGGGATGGGATGAAAAATCCTTTTTCGACTGCTGGCAATGCTTTTAGTGGTACTAAGGCTTTTGGTCAAGGAGTTGGTGATGCTATGCAAGGCTTCGCTGATAAGATGAAAGGTCAAGACGAACTTGCTTCTAAATTTGACCAAATGAACCAAACACCGGCAGGGGCTGGTGCTCCTTCTGGTGGTGCTGGTGGTCTTGGAGACAAGTTAGGTAAAGGCAAGAACATTGGTAACGTCGGTAAGATTGAAGATGAAGTCAAGCTGAAAGACGAAGATATCAAGATGATGCGTGATGTTGCAGAACGTAAGTACATCATTGATTACCAAGTTCTAACACCTCAAGTTAGTGTCAATTACGAGTCTAAAAATAGCGCTACTGAACAGGATATCGACGATTTGGTTGACAGAATTGAAGAAAAGATTGTCGGTTTGGTCGATAGCGACCTAGGAATTGCGTAGGAGGCAACAAGAAATGGCGATTGGTATTTTCGTAGAGTACAAAGGTCAGGTCACACAACTTCCTGTCAATCCAGAAGAGCTAAAAACGAAGAATAGCGCCAATAACGAGTCCACAACGAGTATTGCGCTAGGAGAAATAACCCAGATGAGTTTTCCTAAACTCTCTGAGGTTACTTTCACTTCATTCTTTCCTAGAGACACTTTCCGCTCTTATGTCCTGAATAAATCAGGAACGCCTGAAACCTATGTTCGACTCTTAAAGAAAATCATGGACGGGAAAGAACCTTGTCGCTTGATTATCTCTGGCGTGGGTATCAATATGCTTGCGACAGTTGAGAGTTTTGAGCAACAAAGAAAAGCTGGTATTCATGAGGATGTTTATTACGACATCACTTTCAAAGAGTACAAGATGGCTAAGGCTCGGTTTGTAAAAATCGAAAAGAAGGTATCAGAAGAGAAGAAAGCTAGTCAGCCTCAGAAAGAACAAGCCCCCTCGACTAAGAAAGAAGTGACTATTGGTGCAAAGGTGCTCGTCAATGGGCAGCTGCATAGAGATAGCTACGGAGAAGGTCCGGGTCAAACTGAGTCAAACGCAACTAGGCTTGTCAATTATATCAATATGAAAGGGTCGCATCCTTACCACGTTACTATGCTAGATGGCGGTTGGCGTGGTTGGGTTACTGCTGATTCGGTGCAAGTCCTATGATGGAATTTCTGATTCAAGATGTGAATGACGGTAAAGTCTTTGATATCACTGAGTTGGTCGGAGGTGTCAAATGGGAAACCAGTATTGATTTTCAGCCAGGGAAACTTGAGTTTGATATGATTATAGACTCGCAGGTTGCTTGTAACTTTGGGGATGTTATTCGCTTCAAGGTGGATGATAAGGGCATTTTTTACGGAAAAGTTTTCAAGAAAAAGCGGAAATCAGCTAAGAAATGGTCGGTTACCGCTTATGACAGAATGAGGTATCTGAAAAACACTGACACAATAGTGTTTGAAGCCTCTAAGAGTCATGAAATCTTTAGTAAGATTTGCGAAATATCAGAACTTGAGTACAAAGTTGTTGATGAAGGTAACTGGACGTGTCCTGAGAAAATTGAAGATAAGAAAACCTATTTTGCGATGATCCAAAATGCTTTGGACTTAACTTTGATTCATGGTGGCATGTGGTACATCATCAGGGATAACTTTGGTACAGTCGAGCATATAGCTTTAAATTCGCTGATTACTGACTTAGTAATTGGAGATGATAGCGTGGCGACAGACTTTGACTATGAAGGCTCTATCGATGATAGTTACAACTATGTGAAGCTGACTAAAGACAACAAACAGAGTAAAAAGCGTGAAGTTTACGTTGTGAAAGACTCTAAAAACGTTGCTCTTTGGGGCAAGTTGCAGTACCACGAAAAAGTGGATGAAAAGATGAATGAGAGTCAGATTCAACAAAAAGCTGAACTCTTATTGAAAGCTAAAAATCATCCTAAAAAGACTTTTAAAGTCCCTTGTTTAGGACATCTTGGCATCAGTGCAGGAAACAGTGTTGTACTGGATTTTGCTGATTTAGAGTCCGAAGGGATTAAGAAGAACAGTCTTGGCATCATCTCTAAATGTACCCACAAGTGGGACAAGGTTCATACAATGGATTTAGAATTGAGGACGCTGGAATAATGGCAGGAGAGTTGTTAGCACGCCTTTTGGCGCAAGGAGTAGATGATGGGACAGACAGAACAGATATTGTTTTTGGCTCTGTCACATCTGTTTCCCCTCTCACAATCAAGGTTAATAATAAGCTTGAAATCCCTGAGTCTTTTTTAGTTCTAAGTCCGATGGTTAAAGAACTACGTACTGGAGATACTGAAGGGGACAACAAGAGGTGGATTGTTTTTCGTGATCTTGAAGCAGGAGACAAAGTCTTAATGATTAAAGCCCAGAACGGGCAATTATACTACGTTTTACAAAGGATGGAGTGAAGATGGTAGATATACGAAACATTGAAGAAGTTGTTTTGCCATCCTACACTTATCAAGTGAAAAATGGCAGAATACACGGATATATAGATGGATTAGAGGCCATGAGGCAAGCAGTTGAAAAGATTCTGCTTACAGAACGGTTTGAGTGGGTTATTTACTCTTCGAACTACGGAGTAGAATTGGAGCGCTTGATTGGAAAGCCTTATGATTTTGTAAAAGCTGACCTTGAGAGAACAATTTCTCAAGCCTTGTTAGTTGATACAAGAATTAAAAGTGTCCAAAATTTCTTCATCGAGCAGCAAACCAAGGACAGCTTGCTTTGTGTCTTTGAAGTCCATACCATATCTGGTTTATTTAAAGTTGAAAAGGAGGTGACGCTGATTAATGATAGGTGATTTCTTAGAAAAATATACGTTTGATTATCTGATGAATGACGCTCTTTCTCGTGTCAATGAAAATATTGATACACGGGAAGGTTCTATCATCTATGATGCATTGGCGCCTGCTTGTTACGAGTTAGCTGGTTTTTATTTGCAGTTGAAGAATCTGCTGCTAGATACATTTCCACAGACTGCTATTGGTCAATACCTAGACTACAAGGTTGAAGAGTTTGGTCTACATCGTTATCCGTCAAAAAAAGCGGTACGCTTTGCGGAGTTTAAAAACGAGAGAAAAGAAGGCGTACAAATTGCTTTAGGTTCTCGTTTTGCGACAATTGACGATGCTGCACTCATCTACAAGGTAGTTCGTGCAACTAATGTAGCTGGCAAGTATGAAGTAGAGTGTGAGACGACTGGCGTTGTCGGAAATCGCTACTACGGCAATATCTTACCCTTGGAGAACTATAGAAACCTTGCCACTGCGGTCTTAGGAGAAATTGTTACATCTGGTCAAGATGAAGAAACTGACGATGAATTGCGGAAGCGTTTCTTGATTTACGTCAATGAGAAACCGTTTGGCGGTAACTTCATTGAGTACGTTCAGCGTGTCCGGGAAATTGACGGTGTTGGCGCAGTCCAGGTCTATCCAGTTTGGAATGGACCAGGGACGGTTAAAGTGGTTGTTTTAGACAACGACTTAAACTTGGCATCTACTGAGACAATTAAGAAGGTGCAAAACGTTCTGGATCCACTAGAATATACTGGAAAAGGCGTTGGACTTGCTCCTATCAATCATCGTGTGACAGTTACGACCGCAACACGATTCCCGATTGATATTGAGTTTAAACTTGAGTTGATGACGGGTTATCAGCTAAATCAAGTGAAAGAACTGGTAGACAAGGCCCTAGACCAGTATTTCTTGGATTTGAGAAAGAACTGGGCGCAATACTCAGATGTCAATACCTACAGTATGAAAATCTATCGCTCGCAGTTAATGGCCAGGCTACTGACCATCAGCGGTGTTGCCAACGTGGATAAGATGAAATTGAATAACCGCGAAGCTGATTTAGCACTTGTTTTTACAGGACAATTACAACAATTGCCGTATAAAGGAACAGTGAGGACGGTTTAATGGTAAAAGAAGTAAACTTATCTGAATACGTTCCAGATTACTACGAGGGCGTCAAAGATATGAAAGAGCTGGTTCGGGCTGAAAATGCACTATTTAAAGACGGGACTGTCTCTGTAGAGCAGTTTATCAAGAACCAGTTCATTATGCTCTGTGATGTTCCTACTTTAACGAAATTTGAAGAAGTCTATGGTATTGTTGCCCATTCTGACGATACGTTGGAGTGGAGAAGAGAGCGTGTTTTGTTGCGGATCAATATGAGACCACCATTTTCATGGTGGTTTTTAATTCGCAAACTAGACGACCTTTTCGGGAAAGGAAAGTACAAGGCTTCAGTAGATTTCGCTAATCAGGTCTTGCTGATTGAATCTGGAGCGGAAACGAGCGGACTTTTCAGGGAGTCGGTTATTTTCGTCAATGCAATTAAACCAGCAAATATGGGATATACGCATATCCCAACGGTAACAGAACAAGTCAAGCTGAAAGAACGGTTATTCAAGACGTCAGTAGACTTTGCCAGAGCAGGTTATGCAGTTGTAGGAGTGACACCTTTTGAATATGAAGGACCACAAGAGGAGGTTTTATTCAATGATTAAAGAAGCGTTACTAAATACAGTTACAGAAACCGTACTAGCTAAAATCAGCAAAGCAAGATTGAATGACAATCAGATTGTGACGATACAGAAGCGACAAGAGCAACGTTTTGTGTTGATTGATTTCTTGATACCAGACTCAATCAGAGAAATCAATAAGATTGAGTTGCTAGACAGTTCAAACGTGGTTCAGTCTGTCATCTCTGTGTACGTACCGATTGAAACAACAACACGATTCAAATATAGACTGGAGGTGCTAACAGATGGCTAAAATTTGGCGGTCAAGAGATATTATCGGCGCTGAAGATGCACAACGATGGGAAAACAAAGCCGACGCAATCCATCGTCATAGGGTATCTGATATCGATGGTCTTGAAGCGATTATCGGCAACCAAACAACAAATAAAGCGAATCAAGCAGACCTTACTGCTCACATTCAAAACCGCAACAATCCACATAGCGTTACGAAGCACCAAGTTGGGCTAGGCAACGTAGACAACATTAGACAAGCGAGCTATTATTCTGTAGAGGCTTTGCAGCGTGAGTTCCAGGAGCACGAAGATAGACTAAATGCTATCGAGTACATGTTCTTGCAGAACGACTTCACTGCTCCGATTCGTACGGAAGACAGTACAGAACATACCTTGCTTGCTGATGAAAACGGTCATGTGATTGTTGCTGATTGGAAATATAGAATGGAGGTATAACATGGCAGTAATTAGTACACAGACACGCAAAGTAACTGATTTGCCACAGGCTAGTCGGGTCAACAATTCGGACAACATCATGATTCATGATGGTCGTGGGTTGAAGAAAGTGTCTGTGCAGACATTAAAGGATGGAATCAGTAGCAATGTATCAGTAGCTACGTCGAGCTCGAACGGGATTGTCAGGCCAGATAATTACACGACTGAGGTCTTAAACGGTGCAATCAAAGCTAAAACTGCAACAGCTGGCTCAAATGGAGTGGTTAGACCTGATAACTCAACGATTACAATCGATGGTTCTGGGGTTTTACGAGTAAACAGGTCAGCGCTTGGGATTCCAAGCACACCGTCCGAAGTAGTTGCTAATAAGCTGATTAACCAGAACGGGAATCAACAAATGAAATACTGGTACGGGTCTAAAACACAATATAATGCAGTCCGAACCAAAGACCCCAACACAATCTATGATGTGTATGAGTAGGTGATGCTATGGCTACAAGAGAAGGTATTTATGTTGGTGGTAAAGATATTATCGAACGATACGTGGGCGACAAACTTGTTTGGAGCAAGTGGATAAGAATTGGATCCGTGCGAAGTATAAATAGCCCTAGAAGTTTTTCATCAACAGTTGCATCAATGGATGTTAACGGTTCATCGAGATTTATCAATCATCCTCGTTATGGAAGAGGAAGAACAAAAAAAGTAAAAATTGTTGATAATAACAATAACAGTAATGTATTTTTTGCTAAATACGTTTTTATTAACAACCAATATGGTGCTGATAACAATTATCTTTCTGGACTAGGTGATCATTGTTTTGTCGAATTTGAAACAGAAACAGATAAAAACAGTTTTTTAAACAATAGGTCGCAATCTTACACTTTTTATATTAGATAGGAGAAACAAAAATGGAATTTGTATTAGTAAATAAATTTTTTAGAGTTGGCAAGACGGAAGTCTCTATTCAATGCGACAAGCCGTTAACTTTTTTCACTCGTGTGTTAGAGGGTGACCGTTTGGGTGATACGGACGAAACACTCATTGAAGCAGTCAAAGAAATTCTACGAACCGAATTAGATCCTACAAGTGCTATCGTTAAAAACCAAGAACAATTGGCTAGAACGACTGCAGCACTTGAACAAGCGAATCATCTTATGGAAGGTATGCAGAAGGTCAGCTTGCATAATACTGACGATATCGAGGAACTCTTTGCACGCTTGGAAGTGCTTGAGAAACATAATGGTATTGAACATGAGCATGAGGACGAAGCAGAGGGACATGAGGAAGTATCTCACGTTGCCGAGGCAGAGACACAACCTGCTGAACCTGCTCCAGTAACTCCACCAGTTCAACCAGAAACCCAACCAGCTACAGACGTAGCCACAAAGGGAGTTCCAAACGTGGTCGTATCTGAACCAGCACCAGCGCAACCGCAACCAACTACTGAACAACTAGTAGCAGAAGCACCTACACAACCAGCACCAGCAGTAGAACAACCAACAGAAAGCGAGACAGAACATGAAATTCCTACACCGACAAGTGAAGCGAGCACTAGTGAAAACAATGGAGGTAGCAACAATGAGTAGAATTACATTAGACCAAGCTAAAATCGACATGTACATTAATTTGCTTAAGCGAGGAGCGATTGACTTTTCATTTGTCAATAAGCGCTTCAAAGACCGTGTACGAAAAGAACTTGAGCTCCTTGGCTTGAGCCATTTGGCGAACTAGAGAGGTGTTTATGGACGTCTTACAACAGATAGAACATTTCTTCATGAACGTGCTACCATCGGCTTCACCAATTATCATCGCTTGGCTTAGCTACAAATTACCGAAAAAAGCCAAAGAAGAAACAGATAAAATTGTCTCGGAACTAACCGATGTTAAGAAACAGATTAAAGATGTCCAGACTACCGCTAAAGATAGCAATTCCAAAATTGATGAAGTCCAAGAGAAGTTGAAAATACACGATGAGGCGCATCTAAATACCATGAAGTTGCGCCTTGACCGTGATATGCGACGTGCTATTAATAGAGGATATACCTCTAGAGATGAATTCTCCCTAGTGGAAAGCATGCATAAAAGCTATAAAACTCTAGGAGGTAACGGCTACATAGATCGTTTATTCAGCGATTTTGAAAAATTGGATATTACAAAAGAAATCTTAATAGATGATTAGATAGGGGGCATGGAATGGGTTGTAACAAACGTAGAGTTAACGCAACCAATTTGGCTAGAATTGATGGTGGCGACCTTATTAAGCAAGGAGATTTGTCTTCTACTTTTGGATTTGAATTGTTAGATGAAAATTACCGTGTCATGACCTCGTTTGAGGGTCAAGATGCGGTTATTACTCTAACCAAGGGACAAAGCAGGTGGAAGACAACTGCTCCCGTCACTAGCCATTCTGTCAATTTTAATTTAGATAGTATTCTTCCAAGCGGAAAATACCGAGTGGAAATCTCAGTTGGAGGGTATATATTCCCGAGTGATAGAGATACTTATATTGAAATTGAAGATTCAGATAGGGAATTGGTCACAGAAGAAGTCCATGCTTTAAAAGAGCTGGATATCGCTGAAGAAGTAAAAAAACAACTTAGTGAAACCCAAGTATGTCCGGAAATCCCAGACTTACTTATGCATTATAATTTAGGAAAGGTGTGATAGGATGGATACAACAAAGTTGATTGAATTTGCCCGGGCTCTGGGTGTCGACCATAAAAAGTTGGAGAATTTAATCAATACAAAAATTGACAACGCAACGTTAATGCAAGCCATCGAGCAAGCGAAAACAGCAGTTAAAAATGACATTCTTGGTGATGGAGTATCTGAACAGTATGATACACTCAAGGAAGTTGCTGAAAAAATCGCCAGCTTGAGCGGAGATGTTGAGACTGCAGTCGTGCAAAAATTGGCGGATCTCGGCCGTCGTATTGATGAGTTCGCCAACCTCGACCTGGTCGCAACCTATAATGCAGCGAAAGCGTGATAGCCATGAATAACCTTGAAAATCTAGCAACAGCTATTGGTACAGATATCAAGGATCTCAAGACGAAAACTGCCAACTCCCAAACAAAGATCTCGGCTAATACAGAGTCCATTGCCCGTATCGCTACTCAAATGGATAGTCTTGCGACAAAATCAGAGGTCAAACAAGATATTGATGGACTCACGCAGACATTTTCCAAAATGAAGATTGGAGGAACGAACTTGTTGAAAGGTTCGAAAGGACCTTTTATGCCAGATCGGAAGCCAGCTAATTTTGATAATAATGTTCTTTATGCAGGACAGACGTCTATCTACATGGAACAGGGTCAGAAATACATCATTTCGGCCAAAACGGACGGTAACTTTACGGCCCATCATGACGGGAATAAGGAGTCTGATAATGTGGTTCTTTGGATTATGGACAAAAATGTCAGAAATTATCAAATTGTATCGGACCTTAAGACAGGTACAACAGGGACGAAATTCGTTTGGGATAAGCCGACAGGTATCTATCATCTACGCGTTAATACTTATCACAAGGAAACTACCAAAAGTGTCTGGGACGTGAAGATTGAAAAAGGCACTCTAGCTACCGACTGGAGTCCTGCGCCTGAGGATGCACAAACTCAAGTAGTCGAAACTCAAGAGAGTTTGAGAGGGCTTGAGCGCAAGTTTGAGACGTTTAAAGAACAACAATTCACGAAAGAGGAATTTAACTCGAAAGATTGTATTACTGGAAGCACAGAATACCAAGTTTTGAAACACCAAGTTGAATCTTTAGTGAAGCAAACGCAGATTTTACAGGAGCAATTGGCTCTTGTTAAACCTGCACCAAGACGGGCGCCGATGGCTTATACGATTGATTTAAACAATACACCGCCTATTGCATGGTTTGATAATGGATGCGGTTTGGATATAGGGGGTAACCTTATACTTTTAGGCGCAAACAGAAGTCAAGGCTTTGGGAATAATGCACCGCTTTATGACTTTCCAAATGCAATCATTAGAACATCAATGGGAATCATTAACGTCGATGTTTGGAAAAAAGCGAATTTCGATTATTGGCACGCTACAGTAAAAGTACTGAATCCGCTAAAATCAGCAGATGATTATGATTGGACCAATGCAAGATTATCAGAACAAGGTAGTCTTGCATCTTGGCGATGGGATAATCAAAAAAACGTCATTCGCGTTATGTATCAATTAGGTATTTGGGACGCTAAAACCGTTGAAAGTTTAGGCGCAGTAAGGCGCTAGAAAGGAAAATAATATGATTAACTGGAAATTACGACTAAAAAATAAAACCTTTTACCTGTCTGCTGTCCCAGCCTTCTTGCTTCTCTTGCAAGCTGGTGCAGCAGTCTTTGGATATCATCTAGATTTAGGTGATATCGGTAACAAGTTGATTCTGCTAGTTAATGCGGTATTCGTGTTCTTGACTGCAATCGGTTTGGTCAATGACCCGACTACAAGCGGAATCACAGACAGCACACGAGCTCTAGAATACAAGAAACCAAGCGAGGAGTAGGTATGGATATCGATACAAGTAGACTACGCACGGACTTGCCACAGGTTGGGGTGCAGCCTTATCGACAAGTACACGCCCACTCAACTGGAAACCGTAACTCAACCGCTCAAAATGAGGCGGATTATCACTACAGAAAGGACCCTGAACTTGGGTTCTTTTCTCATGTCATTGGAAATGGTCGAGTTATGCAGGTAGGTCCTGTAAACAAGGGAATGTGGGATGTTGGTGGCGGTTGGAACGCTGAGACTTATGCAGCAGTTGAATTGATTGAAAGCCATTCAACTAAAGAAGAGTTCATGACAGACTATCGCCTTTATATCGAATTGCTACGAAATCTAGCAGATGAAGCAGGTTTGCCGAAAACTCTTGATACAGACGACTTGGCAGGTATCAAAACTCATGAATACTGTACCAATAACCAGCCGGATAACAGTAGCGACCACGTTGATACGTATCCTTATCTTGCTAAATGGGGTGTTAGCCGTGAACAGTTTAAGCGAGATATTGAGAACGGCCTAGGCGCCGAAACAGGCTGGCAGAAGAATGATACAGGCTATTGGTATGTACACTCAGATGGAAGCTATCCAAAAGACAAGTTTGAGAAAATCAACGGAACCTGGTATTACTTCGACGGTTCAGGCTACATGCTTGCAGACCGCTGGCATAAGCACTCAGATGGCAACTGGTACTGGTTTGACAATTCAGGAGCAATGGCCACAGGCTGGAAGAAGATTGCTGAGAAGTGGTACTACTTTGATGTAGAAGGTGCCATGAAGACAGGCTGGGTCAAGTACAAGGATACATGGTACTACCTTGATAGTAAGGGTGGAAACATGGTATCTAATGAATTCGTCAGAGCAGGTCAAGGCTGGTACTACATCAACCCAGACGGAACAATGGCAGACAAGCCAGAGTTCACGGTAGAGCCAGAAGGCTTGATTACGACAAAATAAAATGTGATATAATAGTTATGAAGTAACGGAGGAAATTATGGAACATGAAAAAATCGGTCAGGTTACCGATGAAGTAAAAGAAATTTTTAATATTGTTCTTGAAGCAAGCGAAATCAAGGTCAACAAAGAAGGTTTGAGAAGCCATATGTTGAAACGCCATCATAATGATGTGATCCATCATATTGAAGACTTGGAACTCATACTAAGAAGTCCAGATTTTGTTGGGGTCAATCCACGAGAGAAAGACGCTAGTTTTGAATATGTAAAAAGATTTGATGATAATGTTCTCGTTGCCATCAAGTTACATAAAAGTGGCGATTTCTTTTATGTTCCGACCATGTATCGCTTACAAGATTTCAAGTTACAAAATCGTATTAAGTCTGGTAGATTGAGAAAGCTTGACAAAAAAAGCAGTTAG